GAGGTCGGCGTTCTTGAGCAGGGTAATGGTCAGGCTCGCCGGGTTGAAGCTGCCGCGCGCGGTTTGCGCGCCCTGGTAGAAATCGTTGAGCTTCTGGTCTACAATGGCATCCGAGGGGTGGTTCGTCAGCGAGTCATCTGTCGATTCTACGGCGCTCGTGTCTGTCCTCGGAGTGTCGCCATCCCTCACCTCATCCTTACGGTATGCAGTCAGCAACCAGTGCTTTGCCACACCATCCCATTGCAGACGTACTCCCCCCTTGTGGTCGGTCGATTCCAGTTGGACGCGGTTCTTGCTGCGCATCGTGACCTGCATCGTTGAGAGAATGCCCTGCAGGTCGTCAAGCACTTCCGGGTGCCATTTGGCCAGCTTGGCCAGGCCGTAGCCGTCGCTATTCCCCGTGCCTTCCTCGCCCCACACCAAGTCGATATCGCCGATGTCCGGGTGGTGCAACGCGCCGATAGCCTCGCCGTTTTTTAATTCCAGCAGCTTGGCAATGGCGCCCTGGGCGTCGCCTTGGAAGTTGCGCAGCACCGGGCCGAACGGGCCGTGTTCCGGGTTGAACGTCTGATCGAACTGCTGGCCGTCGATGCGCTGGGCGGCGACCTTGAGCGGGTAGCGCTGGAACAGTTCCTCGGGCGTGGTGCCCAGGCGCGCGGCCTGCGTGGCGTAGAATTCGCCCACCATCGTGGCGTAGGCGTCGTTGACCTGGGGAGTAAAGCGGTTAGCCGCTGCCAATTGGCCCAAGACGTTCTCGCGCACCACGTCGGCCGAGGCGCGATGCGCGTTGTCCACGTCCTGCTGGGCGACGGCCTGATTGATTTCCTGTTCCTGCTGCTCAGTAATCGTCTGCATGTAAGCTTGCGCTTCGAGGCGGCTGAAACCGTCAGGGGCTACTTTCAGATGATCCAGCAAGGGCTGGGCGAACTGTGTGGGCGCGATAGTCGCGGCGTACTCGGCTACGGGAATCTTGATGGTGCCGCCGGTTTGTGCCGCCGTCTCCAGTTGGTCGGCCACGCTGGGCGACACGGCGGCCACTTGATCGGCCAGGCCGGACTGCATCAACGTGTTGGCGTCGATATAGACGTCGTCCAGCGGGCCTTCCTGCGCGGCCTGTTCGACAAACGCCGCAAAGCTGCTTGGGTCAATCTTCTGCAATTGGCTGGTCGCTGCCAGCGTGTTCAAATTGTCGATCAGACGGGTGCTGTCTTCGGCGATCAGGGCGTCTTGTTCACGGCCTGCCAAGCGTCGGGCCACGGTGTTCATGCCGCCAAACACACCGCTGGCGACCAGCGTGCCCAGGAACGTCTGGTAAGCCGCGTCGGGCCGCTCGGCGGCGTATTCGGCCCAGGTCTTTTCAGGGTTGGCAATGGCCGTATCGACGGCGTCTTGCGTGATCGTGGCCACCTGCTCAGTCAACATTTCACGCCCGACGAACCCGGACACGAATTGACCCAGGCCGACCCGTCCCAAGTTCTTGACCAGAAAGCTCATGGGTAGCATTTCTGTAGCCACTTCGATGCCGCTCTCCAGCGTGGCACCCAGCATCGCTTCGCCCACGGTACCGCTGCGCAGCCGGTATTTGGTGTAGTTCACGGGCTGGGTTTGCATGCCCAGCACGGACAGGGCAACGCCTGGGTTTCGCGTGGCAATGCCCGCTGCCACGGACGGCACCATCTGCAGGACACTGGCAACGCCGCCGTACAATCCTTGGGCCGTGCTGCTTTCAAATACTGGCGTGGCCAGCGTGCTGGACATCTGGATATGAGCGGCCCGGCGCATGGCATCGCGGCGCATCTCATCAAAGCCGAACGTGTCGGCAAATTGCAGGCGTAGACCTTCGCGAAATGCGGGGTATAGGTTGGCGATGGTATTGCCCAGCCCGCCCGCGACCGAGCTGAACGACGCTTTGGGCCCGGTCGGGGCCTTTAACTGACCAAACTCGCGCAAGGCGCGTTCGATGGCGGCCAGATGTTCCACATCGCCCAGTGCGACGCCCGCAAATTCCGGTGCCCGCATCTGTTGGGCCAGTATGGGCGAGGATGCCAGGATAGACTGCATTTTTAAGGCTTTGTCGCGCTGTTGAACCCGCTCGAAATTGCGCTCGACCAAATCCACCGGTAAGCCTGACGACTGGGCCAGCGCCTGCACTTGGGCCGCGTGGTCGGGTTTGATCTTGGCCGCTTGTTCCAGACCGAAGATTGATGCGCGGCCCTCTTGCGTTTGCTGCTGATCAAGCAAGGTGTCGTAGGGGTCTTGCTGCGCTACCGGCGCGACAGTATCCACGGCTATGGGCTTGGGGGCTCGCGCATCAAGAAGCTGGTCGTAAATGTCAGGCATGCAATGACTCCGCTTATTGGGGGCGACCGGCAGCGACCCACAGTTCAGCGATACGTTGTTCTGTGATGGCCATGCCACGGGCTTGCAACTTGGAGGCGATCAGGGCGCGCTGGCTGGTCGGTATGTCGGTCAACTTCACTTTGTCACCCTCGACCTTGACATAGGCATTGGCCAGTTCGTCGGGCGTCATGACCGCCGTCAGTGCGGTAGAGTCCCAGAAATTTCCGGGTACGAACGCCGTATCCAGTAGTGTCGCGTCGAGGATTCGCTGTAGTTCCTCGCCGTTGGCCTTGCGCTTGCCGGCCAGGTCAGATTGTTCGAACCGGCGCACACGATCATCGACCGCGCGTTCAAGTCGCGCAACCTGCTGTAGCTGGTCTTTGTTCGGTCGGCCGAATCCCGGCAGAAGCCCTGCACGGAGAGCGGCGTCCCTCAAGCGACTGTCTACGCTGATAATTTCCAGATGCTTGTCGGTCGCGGTGCCGGATGCCTCAGCGATCAGGGCGTAGCCTTTTTCCAAGTGCGCATCGTCCAGTACTGGCCGGAACTGCTGATAGAAGTCCAGCGGCGACATACTGGCCAACTGCTCTCGCGGCAAGCTCAAGATGCCAGCCCAGGCTTCAGGGTTGTGGGCCTTGCCCGACTTAGCCACCTTATCGGCGAAGTCCATGACCGTGCCCAGCTTGTCGCCGGGCAATTGCGCGCGCAAGGCAGCGGGCACGGCGTCCAGGCGTCCGCCGTTGGCGTACAGCTCGCGCAATACCGCGTCCACGGCTTGGGCGTCGGCTTGCTTGCGGGCGGCTTGATCTTCCTTGTACCGTGTTTCCAGCAGGGTTTCAGCAGATTTAAGGCGCGATGGGCTGTTAATCATCTGGGGGTTGCTGCGCAAGTCGGCTTTCATTTCTGCCAGGGAAGGCGGCGCGGCTTTGCCCTTGCCAGCGGCGAACTCGCGCATGTTCTTGTTGACGTAGTTGAGTGTTTCCGCAAAAGGCGGGATACCGTCAGGCGTCGTGATCTTTTTGGGGTTCTTACCACTTTTGTTTGTGCCATCGCGAAAGTCGCGAACGGCCTGGGGGCCTGCGTTATAGGCGGCATAGGTCTGGGCGAGATTGCCGCCAAAGTCCTGCAACTGCTTTTGAAAATACGCCATGCCCAGCGCCTTGTTGTAGGTCGGGTCGGTTTTGTATCGGTGTTCGTCCCACGGCAGACCGGCCAGCTTGGCCGCTTCGGGTGCCGTGCCAGGCATGAGCTGGGCGATACCGATAGCGCCCTTGTCCGAGGTGAGCGGGTTGCCCTGGGCGTCGAACTGCTGATGGTTCGATTCCGTACCAACAGCAATGTGAAAAGCGCGCTCCGCGTCGCTGGTATGCATGCGCGGCCCGTACTTTTGAAGTACCGAATCTGCGGCGATGCTGGCTACTTGTAAGTCCACTTCCTTGGTGATATGGCCGCGCACCGCCAAAATATCGTTGGCCTCCATGTCCTTGCTGTATTTAGCAAGGTAGGCGTCGGCGTACACCGGGTCGTTATGCTCCAACGCCGACATGAGCGCAAGCTTATGTGCGCCGCTGGTCAGCTTACGGGCATGCGCATCTTGCCACTCTGCTGACTTGCCCAGCAGTTGTCCCTGCCGGTAAACCTCGGCCTCGATGCGTTCGACATTCGAGTCAATGGCTTCGGGGTTGTTCCAGTTCAGCGCGATGTCGCGCAGCGCCGTGGCCTGCACCCCTTCGGAAACCGACAGCGCGTAAGTCTGGTATTCCTGCGCTTCGTGCCGGATTGCCTGACCGCGAAACTCGGTCAGTATCTCATCGGCGTGCAGCGCGAAGGCTTGGCGCTGCGCGTCGTTACCCAAGCCGCTGGCGATTTCATCGCGTCTCTGAATGAGTTTTTCGACGTATTCGTCCGCCAGGGGTTTGCCGTCCGGCCGCTCAAGGGCATTGATGCCCTTGAGGTTTACGAAGCCGGTGTCCTTGTCGTGTTTCAGGCGCAGCGCGTCTTCCTTCAAACGGTTGCGCGCATCGTTCTCGCGCAACTGGTTGGCCTGTTGCTGGATGTCGATGGCAACTTGCCCGATCTGCTGGCCGCCGGCCATCATTGCCCGGCCCATTTGCTGCGCCTGCTGCCCGGCCACGTCGGGCATTTCGGGCATGGTCAGGCTTGCTTGCGGTAGCGTGTTGGGGGATGCTTGGAAGTTGTCATAGGTCGGTACGCGCGGCATAGGTCACCCGTTACTCGGCGAGTTGAAGGCACCGGCCTTTTTCATCGAATACCACGAACCGGCCACGCTGGCGGCGCTGCCTAGCAATGAACTGCCCGCTGACATGGCGGGGCTGATTGCGCCAGCCGTTGCGCGCTTGGTCAAGGCCTCGTTCTGGAAATTCACCGCTTGGGTGCGGTAGCCCCAAGCGCTGCGCACTGCGTTGGCGGTCAGGGTGTTGGCGTCGATTTCCTTCATGAGGTCGGTCGAGGCTTGTATCTCGGCTGCGTTGCCTTCGCCTAGGTCGATGCCGTTGGCAGCCATCGCCGTGCGCTGGCGCCCCTTGAGCTGCCCGGCGGTCATGGTCAGGCGCCCGACCTCCTGCTGGCCACGAAATAGCTCCTGTTGCGCGCCAAGTTCGGCAATGCGCGCGTTGGTATCGGCGACGGCGGCATGCCCCCGCAGCGTAGCCTTCTGCGTCGCTGCGCTGAAATAGCTGCCGACAGCAGACGTAACCCCGCCGCCAATCTGGCCGATCAGTGAAGCAGTTGCAAGTTGTGTGGTCGAGAACCCCATTCGGCGCACTCCAAAGGACGATGCTGCCGAGGGTACGGCGGCAACCTCACAACACGGGCACCATTCCAAAGACCCCGACATCATCCAGCGAATTCAACGGCGCTAACCCCCCAGCGACACCTCAGTGGTCAGCGAGACAATGGTCAGCGGCAGGGGGTCAGCCTGCTGCACAAACAGTTGCCCGCTGTCGCCCCAGCTCGGTGACAGAACGAGCGCGATTTCCTCACTCTTGAGCGCGGGCGGCGAGCCGTAGGGCTCCGAGGTGCGTTGCTTGACCTCGGTGAGCGCGTGCGCGTGCGGGCCGGCGAAGATGCCGGATGACCGATGCACCCGCAGCCATAGCTTGTTGATGTTCTTGACGCGCCCCTGGCCGAAGCTGCCGTCCAGTTGCATTGCCACCGGCAGGGTTTGCAGTTGCGCCGTGATGGGCAGGCCGATATGCACGATGCGGGCTTCTTCGTCCAGGTCGATGGCGCCGTTCTTGACGACGCGTGGGGGGTGCACCGCGCCATCGGCCAGGATGCTGACGGTTTTACCTTCGAGGTGTGCCAGGCCGCTGATATGGCTGACTGGCTTGCCCGAATAGGTCAGGCCGCTATCGACGAAGAAGGCGTCGGCCTGGGCATCGAACTGACGCGAGGCCATGCGCTCGACGTAGCGCACTTCCTTACCCCCGATGGTGCGACGGATGACGGCGTAGAGCCTATCCTCGTTACCTTCGGCGACCACTGTGCAGGACTCGAACACGCCGTCCGTGTCGTGCTGGTGCCATGCGCCGATCTGCTGCTCGGGCACATAGGTCAGGCCCAGCAGCTTGCCGTTGCTGCTGATGAACCACACGATAGGCTGCGGAGCCTTGGCATAAGCCATATCCAGGATGTCGCGGTTGTCGAACAGGTGCGCCGCGCGCAAGGACAGGTCGCCGGTGACAAAGCCGTTGGCCTGCCAGTCGTAGGCCAGTTCGCGCACGTGGCCGCCGCGCGCGGCGCAGTAAAGGGTCGTGTTGTTGACCACGACCGGCTGCACGTCGGTCGCGCCCACGTAGGACTGCGGGCGCACGCTGATGGTGGTGGGCGTCACCGCGTCGGAGTTCACCGAGGCCACACGCCACTCGCCCGAGGACGTGAGCAGCAGCAACTCGGTGAGCGGCACGATGTGGCGGATAGCGTTGGCCTCGCGTGCAGCGACGCGGAAAGCTACCCGGTCGTCATCACGCACGGGCAGCGAATACGACATGGCCGATTCGGTGCCGCTGCGCGTCATCCAGATGTTCTGTGGTTTGTTGGTTGTGCCGGCAAAGCACCGGCGCTGCTCGAAGTAGGACACCGCGGCGGGGTAGTCGCCGACGGCGTCGAACACGGCGTCGTAGATGGGCGGCGTAACGGACAGATCAGGCGCGATGTTGTCGTCCACCAGCGAGGTGTCGGGGGTCTGCCCGATGTAGCCGTACAGGCCACCCTGTTCCTTATAGACGCTGTAGCGCGATGCGTCCGCCGACGCCTGCCACGCGATGGTGTTGGCACCGCCGTTGGTGAAGAGGTTATTGGTGCAGGTACCGACCGAGGACGGCGCGGACTCGGTTTTGCCTTCGGTGTCCAGGGCCGTGACCACGTAGCGGTAGGTGTAGTCGGTGCCCTTGTTGTTCGACGTGGCCGTCACGTCTGTGGGTGTAGCCACCGGCGAGGTGAAGGCGATGGTCGCCAGTTGCCAGTCGGTCGCGCCCATACGGCGCAGTTCGCGCGGCGCGTAATTCGGATGCACGAGCGTGAGCACGTCGGCCGATTGCACGTAATGGATGCCAAACAGGTCGGCTTCGGTGTAGGGATTTGCGATTTCGTAGGGGGTGTCGTTATCCAGCAGCGTGGCGCCATGAGTGTGGAAGCGGAAATATCCCGCGCCCAACTCGATGACCATTGTTTGCGTGACCGAGTAGGTGAACGGGATGAGCCGCACTTTCTTGGTCGAGTCCTTGACATCGCGCACAAACGCGAAGCCAGCGCGATTCTCGGCCGGGCCTTGGGGTTTGACCACGAAATTGCGGCAGATGGCCAGACCGCTTTGATACTTCACGTCGTCGATGCGCCCGAACATTTCCGGGCTGATTTCGCCGCCACCGAAGGAGCGCTGCAGGACGCGGACGTTGGCCATCAGCGCCTCCACCCATTGGGCAGGCCGCGGCCGTCCACGAAGCCTGCGCCGCGGGCGCGCATCCAGTCCGGCAGGTGGGTAGGCTGGGTCTTGCGCTGGTTGGCGTCGGACACCATCGCTTGCGACAGGTACGCCTGCATGGTACCGACGCAGCGTTTCGATTCTGCGGCGCCCACGTCGCCCTTGAGCAGCGGCCCGGCCAGCATCGAGGCCAGGTGCCAAGCCAGGGTCTGGACGAATAGCGGCGAGAACTTGGTCGTGTCCTTGACCAGGCTGATATAGCGCGCCGCCGCTCGGGCCTGATTGGTCAGGATGATGTTGGTGCCGGTGTTGTCGATTTCGCAGCTAAACGGCTGCGCGTGGTCGCCGCCAGCCTCGATGTTCGCTGCATCGTGCGCCAGCACGGCCACGATCTTGATGGTGTCGGCGGGCTGGGCGTAGGCAAAGCGCCACTCGGGCCGGGAAATGCCCAGCGCAGCAAGCGGCACGTATTGGGTGGCAAACCCCCAGGTGTGCAGTTCAAGCAGCGAGTCGCGCGCGAACGGGTAGAAGCGTGCGCAATATTCGGCCTGCACGGAACCCTCGGGCGGGTTGATGCCCGCGACCGTGGCCTCATCGCCCAGGTAGGCCAATGCCAGATTGCAGATATCAACCTCGGATGCCATTGCAGCGCCTCAAGAAAAAGCGGGGGCACGCAGCCCCCGTAAGTTCGCGGGTGTCACCCCACCGAAGGAGACTCGTTACACCAAGTCGCCGCCGGACGTGTCGCCCAAACCTTGTGGGTTCTTGTCTGCGGGCGGTTTGTCTGCGGGCGGTTTGATGTCTTTGCCGACGCGCGGTGCGTGCGGTGCCGCCGAAGTCGGCGCAAACCAGGACGCCTTCGCGCCGTCCGGTACCGCGAACTTCTCGCCCGGCTCGCGCAGCTTGCCGAAATAGCCCTGTTTGATTGCGATCACTTCCATGCTGTCTCCTCGTTACGCGATGCGCGGGCTGTCGGGATACGCCACGTTCTGCTGGATGCCGGTCACGACTTGCGCCGAGAACTTGCCCGCCGTCAGCGGGCCGGCGGCGACCGTGTAGTACACGCGGCAGTAGCGGCGCAGTTTGGTGGGCATGGGGATGACCACCTGCTCGCCGGCGGCGAGGTTGGCCTTGCCGATCTCACCGGTGGAGGCTACGGTGGCGAAGACGACGTTGTCCGCCGAGTCCTGAACCGCGAACGTGACGGTCGCGGTGTTAGCAGAAGAAGAAGCGACCGATTCGTCTACTGTGATGACCATCTTGCTGCGGTCATCCATGCCGGTGTTGGGATTGGCCTGGCCGAAGTCGATCACATCGGTGGAGACCGCGGTCGTGGTGACGGTCTGGCCGTCCGAGACTTGGAGCAGTTTATCGATAATCATGGCTGGGATTCCTTTTATGAATTCGCGGCTAGGGGCGTACGCGCGCCCCTGGCCTGTTACACCACGCGGGCCTCGGTCAGCAGCAGCGCATCGGTGCGTCGGCACGCGATGCCGTCGAACGCGACCACTTTCTTGCCAGCGATTTCTTCCATCGTCAGCGTCGAGGCCGCCACTTTGTTGGTGATCTGGCGACGCAGGAAGCTGCGAATCTTGCGCGGCATGTAGAAGGCCGGGCGGCCCATGCCCACGTTCGGGATGAGTTCGACGGCCTGGGTCATCAGGTCGATGAGATCGGCACCCACGCTGGCGTTTTTTGTCAGATCGGACACGTCGATGTTGGCGATGCGCACGACGTAGCGCCAGTCGCGCAGGGTCAGGCCGATGTCCCACTTGTAATGGGTGCGGTAGCCTTGGTAGCGGCCACCGGCGGCATCGGTCAGCGTGTCCTCGCCGAGATCGCGCGAGTGCAGACCGGCGTGCGAACCCTTCGGATAGATGGTATGCAGCGTGTTCGGCCCCCACACCGTCAGCCAGATGGATGCGTTGTCGCTACCCGTACCACCGGCGTCGATGATGTTCTGGCCGTTTTCCGCCGACAGGCTATTGAAGCGCGGCGTCAGGCCCATGAACTTCTCGGCGTCGATGCTGGAATCGCCGTAGAAGAGCGTAGTTGCCTGGGTCTGGTTCATGCCCTCGATGAAGGCACGATCTTCAGACAGACGCCAGGAGGCGGAGTTGCCGTTAAGGTCGGCCAGGGCCTTATCCACTTCGGCGTAGGTTTCCAGCATCCCCATGCTGTCCTTGACCTGCACAGTGCGGGACTTCTCGGGCTGCACGCCGTAGTTCAGCTTGCGCCAGGTGCCGGTGGGCAGGCCGCTGCGAACCGTGGTCTTGTGCTCGGTGAAACCGTTGGCTTCGATGACGGTCATGTCGTCGAGGATTTCGTTGGTTTCGTTGAGCATTTCGACAATCTGCGGGTCGATCTTGCCGTCCGGGGTCATGCGGGCCGCGACATCGGCCAACGTCGGATTGGTGGTGGAAAGGGTGGGCATGGGGAACGCTCCTTTACGGGTTCATGTTGGAAGCTGCATAGAGACGCCGCGCATCGCCCTGCTTGGGCGGGCTGCCGTTGTGGCCGGTCACGAGGCGGTCTTCACTGATTGCCAGGCCGGCCCGGTAGAACACCCGGATGACTTCGGGGTGATTGCCCAGTCCGGTTTTGTTCAGCAGCGTAGTGAGTTCGGGCGTGCCGAAGGCGTCGCGCGCCTTCTTCGCCGTGGCAAGGTTTTCATGCAGCTTGTCGCCGCCGAATTCCTTGTCAGCCGTGGACGAGGTCGCCCAGGTTTCGGGTAGGCCGCCGATGTCCGCGTAAAACTCACCGGCTTGCTCGGCGTGACGCGCCTGCATCACAGGCAGCATCTTGTCGAGCACGCGTTGCGCCTTGTCCTGGGGCATGTCCAACTCCTTGGCAACTTCGGCGTAGGCACCCAGCACACCGTCGTCGAACGCCACGCCCTCAGGGGCCTGGAACTCGTACGTTTCGGGCGCGCCTTGCGGCTTGGCCTGGTCGTCGCCCTCGGCCTGCGGTTGGCCTTGGGTGCCTTGCTCCTGGGACGGCTGTTGCTGCTGTTGGCCGCCGTCGCCCGCACCCGTAGCGGGTTGTTCGGTGGCCGCTTGCGCTGCGGGCTGGCCTTCAGTGGTCGTTGCGGCTTGCGTTATCAGCGTTTCGGTTGTCATGGTTCTGTTCCTTCACCATCACGGCATAGAGTTCAGGGCAGAGCGTGTGGAGGTGCGCCAACAGTCGCAGGCCCTCGTTCCGGTTCCCTTCCGCGAAAGCCATCGCCATCGCGTTGGTGTTGAACGAGAGTCGGTACACGCCGGCTCGTTCCAGAAAGCGCCACACGATGCGGCGCCCCCGCTTGCTGCTCATGAGCCACTTAAAATCTGCTTCCTCGTTGTCCTTGGCCAGTCGGCGGCGCAGGTCGCTGTCGGCCTGCGCGCGTTCCTGGCCCCGAACATCGGTAGGGTCGTAGTGGCTCATGCGCGCACTCTATGGGCTGGATGGCGAGACACGGGCACCCCCGGAGCACACAATTTCGCCGCTGGGCCACGACCGAGACATGCGAGGGCATTGACTTATTGTTTTTAGTAGCTACAATGAAGCCACTACAAAACAGCAAGGAGAACCCCCAATGACTGCCGACACTGTTGTGAGGGCACGGATTCCGGGCGATGTGAAAGCACGGGCTATGTCCACGCTCGACCGAATCGGATTGAGTGTGTCGGACGTGATACGCCTGACCTTGATACGCGTGGCCGGGGAAGGCCGCTTGCCGTTCGACGTGGCCGTGCCGAACCGCACCACGCGCAAGGCGATGAAGGAGTTGGCCGAGGGCAAGGGCAAGAAGTTCGACAGCGCCGAAGCGTTGTTCAAGGATCTGGGAATCTGAAGTGCTGACGCCGCGCCAACACGGTCAGTTCAAGCGCGACGTGCGCAAGTGCGAGAAGCGCGGCAAGGACATGCGCAAGCTGCGCACGTTGCTGGCCTTTCTGATCGAGGAAAAGCCCTTGCCGGAGAGCTACCGCGACCATCCGCTGAAGGGCTCATGGGCGGGCTTTCGTGATGCACACATCGAGCCGGACTGGCTGCTGATCTACCGGGTTTCAGCCGATGAATTGCAGCTTGCCCGAACCGGCACACACGCCGACCTGTTCGACGAGTAGACTCATCTGAATTTTAGCGGCTGAAAGGGGCTTTTACAGTTCATGTCGGAAGCGGCTTCGTAGCAAAACATCGTGTCGGCCTCCTATCAGGCGTATCCGCTGAATGCGTGCGTCACGTCGGTGAGCGCGTTTTGCTTGCTGGTATCGACGCTGCCCAGCTTGGCCGCCGTGTCTGCCCCCTGGTTCAGGAGCGCAGATTGCTGCGCGGCCTGCTGTTGCTGGGCGCGCTGCTGGCGAATCAGGGCCACCTGATCGCCCGGCACGATCAGCTCGGGATCGACACCCAGCATATCGGCGTAGGTGTCGGCCCAGCGGTCAGCGTCGAACTTGTCCAGAACCTCAGGCTTGATGCCGGCCACTGCGCCCAGGTTGCCGACGAAGCGATCCACCGAATTGGTGGCGATGGCGCGCTGGGCCTGCGCGAGCATGGAGACAAACTCAACGCTTAAGTCAACGCCCTGCATTTCCTGCGGTGGGGGCGGCAAGATGTTGGCCTCGACCATGCGGGCAAACGTCAAATCGATGAGCGGGTCGAGGATTTCGTTGTGCATCCGCTCAAGCACCGGCCCCAACATGAGCAGCTTTTCCTCGTGACGCTCGGCCACCTCGGTGGCCGTCATCTGCGGGAGGGTGCCGTTGGCGAGCATGAGGAACAAATCAGCATAAAAACTCGCCTTGATGCGCTCGCGCACGTCCACGATGTCGGCCAGCAGGTGCGACAGGTCAAGATTGACCTCGAACGCGGTACGGATGCCACCGTTGGGCGCGGCCGCGTCCACATAGGACAGGCCGCCCGGCACAGTGCTGATGTCCTGGTTCTTGGCCGACACCGGCAGTTGCAGCGGCGGATTGCTCTTGTAGTCGATGCCTTGCGCCTTGCGCAGTTGCTCGTGCTGTAGCTGGCGCACGTCGCCCAGGGCTTCCATCGCTGGACTGTTGCCGTAGATATCGCCACCCGCCAAGGCCCAGCGCGGGCACAATGCGCGAAACGACCGATAGCCCGATTCGCGCAGCGTGCGGGTTTCATCAGAACCCGGCTCGAAATAGACCGACTTCCACGCCATGTTGCGGTCATCGCGCTTCCCCGGGTCGCGGTCGTCGCGTGGTTCGATGGCGTGGATGACCGTCACCCACTGTTCTAGCGCGCCGCGCTCGAACAGGTTTTGCACCGTGGTGCTGCAATTGTCTTTGCCGAACTCGCGCACCATCTGCGCGACCGTAACCTGGAACTCCCGATACAGCGTGTTAACGCGCCCCTGGTTGTCGGTCGCGATGGCGTACTCGCCGACTGTGAGCGAGTGGTGATAGACCACCGCGTCAAAGTCGGGCAGCACGATGCTGCTGGCCGTGCCGAAGGCGCCCAGTTCCTCGTACATGGAGTGCAGCGCGCGGTAGGTGTTCGACTTAGCGAAGATCATCAGCATCAAGCGCGTGACGTTCGCCAGCCACGCCTTGACGGCTGCGGACTCGTCCAGTTCGGGAATCGAGGTCGTCAGGCGGAACCAGGGCCGGGCCGGGCTGGTCATGCCGGCCATCATGCCGGCGGCGAGCACGCGCAGCGCGCGCGTGCCGGTGTTGTCGAGGATGTTGTTGTGCCGCTTCGCGCCGCGGTTGCGGTCTTGCACGAAGAAACGCCCCGCGCGCGGCAACAGGTAGTCGCTGATTTCCTTCCAGTGCGACATCCAGCTTTCGCGCTCGGTGCGCAGTTGCGCCCAGCGCGAAAGCAGCAGTTTGCGCTCGGTTTGCTCGGCCATGTTATTGTCCCAGCAAAGTGGACTTGCCCAGCGTCAGGGCCGATTGATCGATGCCCCGCGGGCCGGTCAGCATCGTGCCCGATGCGCCAGCGCGGCCGGACTGCTGCGCAGCCGAAAGCAGCGCATTGCTGTCCGGCCGCTTTTGGTTCGCGCGGTTCATGTCCTGCTCGGCCTGTTTGACCTGCTGCTGCGCCTGCTGTTGGGCTTGCTTCTGCGCACTGCGCTGTGCCTTTTCCTGCTGGTTCGACATGTACATGTTTGCTCCGATGGCACCCACGGCAACAGCGGTTATGGCTCCTGACATGATCTATTCCCCCGTGAAGGTGATGGTCTCAAACCCTTGCTGATGCGACAGCAGCAGCTCGGCCTCGTCGGTGAATTCGGCCTCAGCCTCGGCTACCGACTGCGCCGCGCTGGGAAACAACATGGTCAGGTCGGTGTCGGCGTGCGCCACGAATGCCTGCTTGCGCCCGGCGCTGGCGGCGATGACGTGATAACCGTGCAGCTCAATGGCCTCACCGCCGATGAACACGGTGGCGTGTCCGCTAAAAACCAGCACGGTAGAGACCTTGATGAGCGCGCCGGTCAGCGCAACGCCAGCCGGGATGCGGATGGTGCGCGCGTACACCCCGGCATGGAACAGGTGAGCCGTGGGGATCTCGACCTGCGGCAGTTGCGCGAGTGCGCCTTCCAGTCGACGCACTCGGCCGATGGCATCAAACGACATCGCAGGAATGCGGCTTTCTGCCGCCACAAGGCCGCTCACAGCAACCTCCGGAAGAACACACGGTTGGTTTCGTGGTAGCCCACATGCGGCAGCAGGCGCTCAAGGCGTCCGCCGCTCGGGGCTGTGACGTACAGGCCGCCGGCCCCCGCCTCGGCGGCCACTGCCTCGGCAGCACGCAGCAGCGCCATGCCGGCACCCCCGGCGCGGTACGCCTCGGCGACAAACAAGGTTTCAGTCGAGGCGATGACACGGCCGCCAAAGTGCAGCACGGGCGTGACCATGACGGCGCAAAGGCCGACCAGTTCCTCGCCGACGAACACGCCCAAGGGGTGCAGCATACCAATGTCAACCATGCGGGCGTAGCCCCCGCGGTCAGGTAGCGCACCCATCATGTCGGGATTGCGCAGCGACTCGGCCCGGTACTCGTCGCACAAGGCGGCGAACATGGGCGATTCGAAGGCTTCGGCTACGGTGATGGTGCGGATGGTGGCTTCCATGCCGTGCACAGTAGCGGCGAGTGCGCGCGACACGGGCACCCCGCTACAGGCGGGCGTAGGGGTCGTAGTCCAGTCGGCTGCGCGCCTGGGCGAGCGCCTCGATGGTCGCACGCTTGGGTGTGTCCATGAGCGCGAGCACGTAGGCACTGCCGAAGTCGGGCGATCGACCAATGCGCTCGATGATCTGCTCGCGGCTCGCCACCTTGAGCGTGGCACCGGACAGCGACCACGTGGGCGCGGTGAGATCGGCGAGCAGCCGCGCATCGGGCGGCAGCGCGATGCCCGTGTTGTGGGTCGGGTCGAGCGCTTCACGCATCCGCCACCACAACTCGCTGCGCAGGTTAAAGAAGCGCAGCCGCCCCGACTTGTCAGTGCCGCGTGCGGCCTCGGCGACGTTGACGCCCACGATCTGCTGCTTGGCCTGCACCAGGAAGTCGTAGGGGCTCGAACCCACGCCGATGACGTCCAGGTGCATGACCGCACCGTCGCGCACGGCAGCAATGGCAAGGCCTGCCACGGTCGGGCCATCTGGTGTATCCGCACCGGGATACGTCAGCGGCACGTCGAACCACATGCCATGACGACGGGCGAGGATAGTGTTGTCGCGCCCACCACGGGCCACGTCCACGCCCAGGCTATCCATCGGTGCCAGCCGGTCAGGGCGCGTCCAGCGTGCCTGCGCGGCCTGAACCCATGCCGTCGGGATGACCTGCCACGGGTCGTCCTCGATGCCCGCGTTGAAGTCGCCGTAGAGCATTTGCGAGCGCAGCGGCTCGGGCAGTGATTGCAGCACAGACTCGTAGCCCGTCCCCATCAGGAACGGGTTATCGCCAATGCGCGAAGGGATGAACGTGCGGCTGCGGGGAACGATGGTCTGGCCGTCATGCGCGAAAGGCGCACCGTCCGCGACTTGCCTCTCCTTGCCGTCGATCACCGCGAACCAGCGCAACTGGCCAGACTTCGCTGGGTTTGGGTGCTTCGGATCGAGCCAGGCAGCGAAGTAGTCGATAACCCACCGACCCCCCACCGTCGTGGGCGGATTGAAGGTCATCAGCACGCGGCAGCGCTGATCGGCCTTTGCGGTACGGTTCCAGCCCAGCACGAACCGTGCCTGTTGCTCGCGCAGCTCGGTTGCCTCGTCCAGCACGATCAAGTCGTGGGGGCGGCCTTGCCAGCGGCGCTCGTCGCCGGGGTTATCGAGCCCGGCCAGTTCGCACAGGCGGCCACCCGGCAGCCGCCAGAAGCCCTTTTGCGAGTTGTAGCCGTCCGTGCTGCCCAGTACCTCGGCAAGGCGTTGCACAAAGCCCTCGGTCTGCGCCTTCTCGCGCCGCACGAACAACGTACGATCATGGGCAGCCAGCGTCAGGCCCACGGCAAGATCGGTCTTGCCGCCACCGGCAGCGCCCCCGTATCCGGTCACGTCGGCGGGCGACTCAAAGGCCTGAAGCTGCGGCCCGGGCAGCGCACGCCACGGGGTTTGCCGCATGTCGGCTGCCAGCAGCGCATCGACCTCGGCCAGCTCCTCCGGGGTCATGTAGGCCATGGCCCGGCGGATATCGGCAACGCTGCTCATACCAGACCGGCGGCAGGGTCGTCGTCCTCACCCTCTGCGCGCCGCTGGGCTGCGGCCACAAGCGCGGCCAGACGCGCGGTGCGCTCAGTATCGCCAATCTGCACCGGGCCGCCGTTGGCACCGGTCAGCTCCATGCGCGTGTTGTCTCGGTACTTGGCCGGGTCGTGCGCTTTGAGCAGGAAGATAGCCAGCGTGTCGCTGTACTTGCGCACTGCAGCGATTTTGTGTTCGCCTCTCTCGTCCAGCACTGGCTCGCGCTCGCGCATGCCGTTGGCGTCGTAAACAGGTTCGCCGTCCTCGTCCACCTTGTCGCGGTAAAGGTACGTGAACTGCCCCTGGTGGGTCAACGGATCGTCCACGCCCTCGAATGCACGGCGGTGCGCTTCGTCCTCCAACGCCAGCACGCCCGCCTTCATGGCCTCTTCCCACGCCTTGGCAAAGTCGGGCATCTCTTTGCGCCAGGTGTACGCGGTCATGCGAGAAATTCCCACGGCAGCGCACGCCTTGCCGACGTTGCACGTCTCGGCCAAGGCAGCGCAAAAGGCAGTGAGTTTTTCAGGTGTCAGCTTCATACGCTCAAGTTTCGCTTACATCGCCGTTAGGTATGGGCACCCCCCTGAAACCCGCCACGAATTGCCCGCGCCGCTCATAGCGGCAAATCTTCGCAATCGCCCCCTTGGACTGCTCGAACTTCTCAGCCAGCACGGCGTAGCTCATGCCCTCCTCGTGCAGCTCGCGGATGCGCTCGACCTCGGCATCCGTCAGCTCGGCCCGCGGATGATCCTCACCGATGCGCAACCCGCGCTCGTTTACAGCCACGGTTTTCTGCATGCGCTGCCCTCCTTGAATCTGCAAAATTTTGCATGCTCATGAATCTGCAAAATTTTGCGCGTTAAACACGTAATTTTTTGCGTTGTACCGTTTGTACCGTTTCTCATGGTTTTTTAGTAAACTTTCTCGCGCGCGTATAGGGACTTCCTGAAAAAAGGGGTAGAAACGGTACAAACGGTACAAATCCAAGTTGCCCGGCCCCTTGAGCACGTAAAATATTGCATGTTCGTAAAAAATTGCATGTTCGTGAACGTGCAAAAAATTGCATGTGCACGAACGTGCAAAATTTTGCGGATTGAACACGTAAAAATTTTGCGGATTGCCAGAGGCTCGCTGCTATTTCATAAGGTGCAAGAAAATGCGAATAAGTAAAAAATTGCGGATTGCCATAGTCGCGCTGTTTTTGTCGGGCTGCGCCACGCCGACTTTGGCGGAACAGGCTGCACCGCGCGCTGACCTGGAAGCGCGAGCAGAAGACGCTATGACGCTGCTGTCTCTGTGCGCATTGCAGCATGTTGGTGAGGTTGATGACGGAATTTCCGATGCACAATCCGTCGCGTTGGCTCTTTCGCTTCGTTGTTGGCGTGAGCGCCAACAGGCCGTTGATGCCTATGAGCTGGCTTACTTTGACAACGATGCGGAACGCCGAATGTTTCAAGAATACCAAAGCAGCACCCAAGCAAAGATCGATGCGCTTTTGCCGATGGTAATGAGATATCGTGTTTCCTTGAAAAAGAAGTAGCCTCACTCGAAGTCCCCCACGCGCCGCACGCGGATGCCGAGCAGCCCGCGCCCCCGCAACCCTGCACAGTTTTGCATAGGCTCCATGCCTTTAGCCTGTAGCCGACGCCCCAGGCTCTTGGCGCTGGCAATAAAACGCAACTCGCCCCGCGCCTTGGCGAAGGTTTCCCACGACGCCCACAGTCTGGCGTTGCTCTCCACATGGTTGGGGCCGACCTCGCAGCACTCGTCGAGCCACTCGGCCAGCAAGTCCATATCGCTCTTGTAGTCGTCGCGCGCCTGGCGCACCGCGCCCGGTGGGCGCAGGCCGTCCTTCTGGTAGGCGAGCGCGCCGCGCACGCACCACGCCAGGATGCCCTGCGCCTCGGTCGCCAGCTTCTCGGCACGGTCAGGGTCTTTCTTCACCGTCAAGTCTTGATCAAAATTGCGTGTAAAAGGCACCGGCAGTAGCCGCCGCCAGATGGCGTGGTCATCCCCCTTGACGATGGGCCGATGGTTGGTCGGCATGAAGGCTACCCAGGTGGGTGCCACCTCGACCGTGGTTCTGGAATACAGGCCGCGTGCCGGTAGCGACTCGCCGCCGGTCATCGCCTTGATAAGACCCTCGCGTAACTCGCTGCCCTCGTCGGGCTCGCTGACATAGACGAAGCGCGCGCCGCGCAGCCGCAGCAAGTCCTCGCGTGCACTGCCCGCAGTGGTGCCGGCTGCGCCGTTACTCAAGAACGTATCCGCGCTCGCCATCTTGGCGTGCTCGCCCAGAACAGAACGGATGGCACCCAGTACCGTGCTCTTGCCGTTGCTGCCCGACCCGTAGGGGATGGCGATCACGTCCTCATTGGGCTGCGCCATCAGGCTGTAGCCGATAAGGCGCTGGAAAAATCCGATCATGTCGGCATCGCCAAAGAACACGTCGGCTACGGTCTGCTCGAACAGCGGGCAGGTGGCCGCAGCGTCGTATTCCGTCTCGGTGATCGTGGTAATCCGGTACGCTTGGTCGGGCGGCAGCAACTTGCCGGTGGTCAGATCGACTACGCCATTGCCCACGCCCAGCAAGTGCGTGTGCTTGTCCAGCTCAGCCATGCCGACGACCACGCGCGGGTCAGACTGCGCCAGACTGACCATATTGCGCACCATGATCGCGCGCTGGCTCGCGGCGCAGAATTTGAGGAACGCGACACGCTCGGCGTCGCTCTCGATGGCCTTGGACTCGTCAGCGAGCCCGCGCACCGTTTCCTTGGCAAGGTGTTCCATATCGACGCCAGCCGCACGCCGCCAGTAGATGCCTGTCCAGGTGTACCAGCCGTCGATTTCCGGCACATACATCAGGCCGTCAACGTAGTGGTCGAGCATCCGCTCGGAATTGCCGAACTCGGTCATCTGCCGACGCTGCTTGTTGATTGGCGCGACCTTGTGCCCACCGGCCATCGCCGCGCGTACGTCGGCCACCGGCAGCGTGGTGTCGGTCAGCTCCTTGAATCGCGCACGGATAAGCCCGGCCAACTCGGCGCGCAGCGCCAGATCGATACCGGCTGCTTCGCCCGCTCGGCGCGCGACATCATTGACCAGATCGATGGAATCGGCGCACGCGAGGATGAGCGCCTTGGCCTCGTCCAGCGCGGTGCGCTTCTCGGCGCGCGCCGCGTCGCGCTTGCCCTGGTTGCCGACCTTGAGCAGCCAGCGCGCCGTCGTCGGGTTGCGGCTGGATTTGCCAAACGACTCCCAGCGCCGCGCCACATCCTCGCTGCTGGCGTAGTTCGCCGCCGTCGCCGACCACTCGTCCCACAAGGCCAGGGCTTGGCCGCTGCCGTCGAACTCGTGATGCAGCGACATGCCGACTTTAAGCCAGGTGTCGTAGTCCTCGTTATCGACGAAGGCAAGCAAGTGCCGTGCTTGGGCAATATCAATACCCACTGGCGGTTCGTAGGCCATGAGCGGATCGTCCTCGGGTGCCGAGCTCAGGCCCGTGCGCGACGTGCTGCCGGTCACGCGTGCCAGCCCGGCTTCCTCGGCCATCTGCTCGAACACCTGCAAGGCTTCTTCGACCTGATCCTCAGTGATGACCGGCAGGTCGGACGCACGCATGACATCCAGCCCGCCGAACAGATCCACCCACTCGTACGGCTGGCCGGTATCGGGGTGCACATGGTAAGCGACAAACTGCTGCCCCTTGCCCAACACTTCCAGCCGGTGGCGCTCACCGAACAAATCCTCGAACCACGCACCGGTGGCCTTGCCCCAACCCTCGGAAGCAGCGCGGTAGACCAGCAGTATCCTGGGCGCATTGCCCACGCGCTCGCACGTCACGCCCAGCTTGTCTTGGCACCAGGCGACGAAGCGCGCGGCGAGTTCCTCGTCGGTGGTGTCCACGTCGATGGCGGCGACCGGATGCGCCCCCTGCCCGCACAAGACACCCACACCGTGCCCGGGGTAGCGGGTCAGGTCGGCAGCACCCAGCCGCGCGGTTTGCCAGTTTTCTAGCGCCGGTCGCTTGTGGCCGGGCTTGATCGGGATGATGAGATAGCCGTTGCCCAACAGCGCGCGGCCATGATGTTGGAAGAGGGATGTCATGCGGCCTCCAGGTAAGCATTCACGATTTGGGCCGCGACTTGCGCGACGATGGCATTTCCGTAGGCGCGCAGGCGTCCCACTCGGGCGGTAGCCCCAAGAGCCAGCGGGGATGCGCCGGGTTCAACTGGCCGCCACTTGCCATCCCGGCACAAGAGCCAGTCAGCATCTCGCCAGAAGCCGTTAGTCGGGCCGGCTCCGTGTTGATGAAGCCGATGTGCGCTTGCGACGCCAATCCCATGTTCACCTTGCGACCACTCGGATGCTGCCCGGTCATCGTCGTGTTCGGGTGCGGGCGTTTCCCGCCCGTTCCGTCCGCTGCTGCCGGCGTGTTCCAGCCCGCAAGATTCGCTTGCCTGGGCAACTGATCGAAGCGCATCGAACCGTCCGCCCGCGGCTTGATGTCCGCTCCTGAGTCCTTCCAGTCCCTCGTCGTCGGTGTCGTCCAGCCCGCCAGCGCGTCGTTGGTTATTGGTGTCGGCCACGAACCACAAGCGCTGTCGGATGTGCGGCGCGCCGACGCCCGCAGCAGGGATACTGATCGGCGCGACGGCGTAACCGATTCCTTCCAGGTCAGATTGAACAAGGTCGAGCCAGCCGTGTTTAATCGCTGCTTCAACCTGCTCACCAAAGACGACCGGAGGGCGGCGCTGCTCGATGAGATGGAACCAGAAGAGCCAAAGGTGCCGCTCGTCGTCAAACCCACCACCCACGCCAGCCACGCTGAATGGCTGGCAGGGGCAGGATCCAGTCCATACCGGGCGGCTATCCGGCCACCCTGCCTGGCGCAGGGCGTAGCTCCACACGCCGATGCCGGCGAAGAAGTGACATTGTGTGAATCCGGCAAGGTCGTCGGGGCAAACATCAAGCAGACTCCTTTCATCTACTTCACCGGGCGCGATGTGCCCGGCTGCAATCAGGTTGCGCAGCCATTGCGCGGCAAAGGGATCTATTTCGTTGTAATAGGCAGTCATCGCGCGCCTCCTTGGCTTAGGGGGCGCATGAACACCAGCCAATGCGTCAAGCCTTTACGGCCGGTCAGGTGCCCAAACAACGGGTCAACGTCGGTCAGCGCCAGCACGTCGCGCACCTTGACTTGGGTTTCGTTCCACTTGAAAACCAGCACGCCATCGTCGGCGAGCATACGGAAGCATTCAGCGAAACCGGCGCGCAAGTCGTCGCGCCAGTTGTCGGATAACTTGCCATACTTGGCCGCAAGCCAGCTTCGGGGGCCTGCGTGTACCAAGTGTGGCGGGTCGAACACCACTAGCCTGAACGTGCCGTCCGGATACGGCAGCGCGCGGAAGTCCAGTAGCACGTCGGGTTTGATGTGCAGTACGCGCGTGCCGCTGGTGTTCCCACGGCTGTTGTCGGTGACGGTCAGGGTTTCTTGGCGGCAGTCGCCAAACACGACGTCAGGGTTTTGGCGGTTGAACCAAAACATGCGGCTTGCGCAGCACGGGTCTAATACCCGAGGGACAGTCATCGCGCTACCTGCTGGAAGTCGTCGAGGTTGAGGACGAGGCGGCGCAGCTTCTCGACCACGCTGTAGCGCGGGTCTTTGTGCCGACCGCTGTAGATGCGGCATATGGTGGGCTGGGATACGTCGGTGGCACCGGCGATCTGCTCTTGTGACCAGCCAGCGCGGATAAGGGTGTAGATCAGTTCATCGGGGCGCTGGGTGTAGGCGGCGGGAATTGTCGGTGTTGTGGCATCTTTCATTTCGTTTTCCCCGTGTATTCGTTTACGAATTATATGAGGGGAAGAATACCGGTGCAACAATCTTGAATTATTTTATGTGTTCCCGTATAGTTGATGAGTGGAACAACTGCGGCGCAATCTTGCCTATCTGTTCGATAGGGAAAAAACGAACCCCAACGCCTTGGCGAATAGGGTTGGTTTGTCTCAGCCTGCGTTGCATCGACTGCTGAAAGGCCAGGTATCACGCCCTAGTGCGTATGCTCTTCGGCAGCTAGCCGAATACTTCGGCGTAACCGTTGATGGTCTGTTCGATCGAGATTTATCCACAGGCTTGCCCGCCGATGCCATCGCGCGGGCCAACGTCCTGGCCTTGCACCCCGAGGACGTGGTGCCCGCCGATGCCATCCAGGTGAAGGAGTACCGGGTGAGTTTCAGCGCCGGTGCCGGGCACCAGGCCACCTACGACGAGATCGAGGAAAGCGAGCCCGCCACTTACCGCCTGTCCTGGTTCCACAAGACCGGCATCAAGCCCAAGAACGCCAAACGCTTCAAGGTCGTGGGCGACAGCATGGAGCCCTTCCTGTTTAATGGTGACTCGGTGCTCATCGACACGGGCGAGACTGACCCCACGCGGATCATCGACGGCAAGGTCTACGCAATCCGCTACGGCGACGACCTGCGCGTCAAGCGCCTTTTCCGGCGTCTCGATGGCACTCTGATACTGCGCAGCGACAACCCCGCCTATAAGGACGAGGAAGTGCCGCCTGAACTGGCCGACGAACACATCAGCATCCTGGGTCGCGTGCGCGACAAGAGCGGCGCGGGCGGCCTGTAAAGCCCAGCCAATACCCCCCCCACCATCCGACTAGGCCCGCAATCGCGGGCCTTTTTGTTTTCTTAAATTATTCATATACGTATTGACTAGACGCCTTCGAGAACGAATAATAACTTCACGAATACATCGGAAGGACATCGACATGGCAGCTACACCTCTAATTCCCGGTCGGCTGTACCGCGTGCGCGGTTCCGGCCTTGACCTGCACATCATCGCCACGCACCCCTGCGACGCCCTGTGCATCGCCATCGACATGTTGATGGAGCGTGCGTCATGAACCTGCTCACCCTCAACGACGAAGAACTCCTTCGGCATGCCCGCGCTGAAATCAACTCGCTGATCAGCACGCCGCTGGAACTCGAACTGCTCGACCGCTTCGAGTCGCTGCTCGATGTGCAAAGCGTCCACGAGCCTATCGCCGACCTGCTTGACGAGTACGAGATCGACGCCAGCGTCATGCGCGAAATGCTCGACGCCATGATCATCGACCCCGCCAACACCGTCGCGCTGCTCAATGCCCTGGTCGCTGCCGGCCTCGACGACCCCGAACACCTCAAGGCCGAGCTCGACCTTGCCGAGCAGTTTCGCGCCCTGGCCAACGACGCGAGGGATGTTTTCTCGCGCCTGTCCGCACTCACCACTATCGTAAACAAGGAGTAACCACCATGTCCCTCGAAGCAGCCATCCAAGAAAACACCAGCGCCTTGCGCGACCTCATCGCCGCCATCAAGGCGGGCGTCATGACAACTGCCGCCCAAGTCGCGGCCGTCGTGACCGAAGCCAAGCCCGTCGCTAAGAAGGGTAAAGCCGACCCAAAGCCCGATGCGACCCAATCATCGGAGCCGACCCCGACTGTGTCCGACAACTCGGCGATTTCCTCGACCGCATCGAACGCAGCCGCTGCGCAAGAGAAGAAGACCGACAACCCCGCGCCTGAACCCAAGGCCGAAGTGCCGACCTACGCCAGTGTGGTGAGTGCGGTCAAAACCCTGGCCGAGGTCAAGGGCCGCAACGTCGCTATCGATCTGCTCTCCAAGTTCGGCGTTACCAACGGCAGGGAACTCAAGCCCGAGCAGTACGTCGATGTCATCGCCGCATGCAATCGGGCGATGGGGGTCTGACGCCATGGCCGCCCATGCGCAACTGTCCCCATCCAGCGCGCACCGCTGGCTACACTGCCCCGGCAGTGTGCCCCTGGAAGCCGAGTGCCCGGACGATTCCAGCGACTTCGCCGACGAGGGCACGGCGGCGCACGAGCTGGCCGCCATGGCGCTGACGAACGGGCAGGATGCCAGCGCCTTCCTGGGCCGCGTCATCGAGGTCAACGGCAAGGGCTGGGAAGTCACCGTCGAGATGGCCGAACACGTGCAGACGTACATCGACTACGTGCGTGCCATAGGCGGCGAACTCATGGTCGAGCAGCGCCTGAGCATCGAGGCCCTCACCAATGAACCCGACGCCAAGGGCACGGCCGACGCCGTGGTGCTGTTGCCTGATGAGCTGATCGTCGCCGATTTGAAGTATGGCCGGGGCGTCAAGGTCGATGCCGAGCGCAACGAGCAATTGGCGATTTACGCGCTGGCTGCCCTGGACGAGTTCGAGTTTCTGGGCGACTTCCAGCGCGTGCGCCTGGTCATTGTGCAACCGCGCCTCGGCCATATCAGCGAGTGGGATTGCAAGGTCAACGTCCTGCGCTATTTCAGCCAGCAGGTCACGCGTGGTGCCGAGCGCTGCTTCGCGGCCATTGAGTACCACGGCAAATATGGGGGACTGCACGAGAAGTACCTCACCCCCGGTGAGAAGCAATGCCGGTTCTGTAAAGCCAAGGCGATCTGCCCGACGCTGACCGAGCACGTGCTGTCCACCGTTGCCGACGACTTCGTGGACGTGTCCAAGCCAGTAGCCCCGCAGATCGAGCACGCCGCCCACCGCACGGTGGACAACACCATCCTCGGCAACCTGCTGGGCGCGGTCGATCTGGTCGAGGGCTGGTGCAAGGCCATCCGCGCCAAGGCCGAGGCCGAACTGTTGGCGGGCCATCCGGTGCCCGGCTTCAAGCTGGTCGAGGGCCGACGCGGTGCCCGCCGCTGGACGAACGACACCGAGGCCGAGGCCACGCTCAAGGCCATGCGCCTCAAAGTCGAGCAGATGTACGACCTCAAGCTGATAAGCCCGACCACGGCCGAGAAACTGCACAAGGCCGGAGACATCGGCCCGCGCCAGTGGCCGAAGGTGCAGGGCCTCATCACACAGGCCGATGGCAAGCCCAGCGTCGCCCCCGAATCCGACAAGCGCCCGGCGCTGCTCATCCAGGCCACGGCCGACGAATTCGCCGACGTGACCGAAAGCGTGGAGGACTTGGTGTGAAGCACTCGCCGCCTGCCACGACGTTGCCGTCTGAGGCCGCGAAGCGGCTCAAGCAGGCGGCACAAACGCCCATCACGCGAGCCGACCCGCTCGCGCGTGTGAAAGCCATCGAGAAAGCCACCGAGCGGGTCAAGCGTGACTACCCCCAATTCTTCAAGTTCAAGGAGCTTTAACCATGAAAATCAAACTCACCAACGTTCGCCTCGCGTTCCCCGTGCTGTTCGAGGCCAAGACCGTCAATGGCGAAGGCAAACCCGCGTTCTCCGCATCGTTCCTGATCGACCCCGCCGACCCGCAGGTCAAGGCGCTGAACCAGGCCATCGAAACGGTCGCCAAGGAGAAGTGGGGTGCCAAGGCCGAAGTCATCTTGAAGCAGATGCGCGCGCAAGACAAGACCGCGCTGCACGACGGCGATCTCAAGTCGAACTACGACGGCTTCCCCGGCAATCTGTACGTGTCCGCGCGCAGCGCCACCCGTCCGCTGGTCATCGATGCCGACAAGTCGCCGCTCGTCGAAGCAGATGGCAAGCCCTACGCGGGCTGCTACGTCAACGCTAGCATCGAACTGTGGGCGCAGGACAACAACTACGGCAAGCGAGTCAACGCCAGCCTGCGCGGCGTGCAGTTCTTCCGTGACGGCGACGCCTTCGCCGGTGGTGGTGCCGCCAGCGAGGACGAGTTCGACGACATCAGCGAGGGCGCAGCGGCGGCCGATCTGGTGTAACCCAGCGCTCCGGCCTGCGGGCCGGGCGCTTTGCAATGCCCTTCGGATCACGGAGCCCATCGCAAAGCGAACACGGAAAAAGAATATGAGCACGCTGTTTTTGGATTTAGAGACTTTCTGCGATGTGCCGATCCAGAACGGCACGCACGCGTACGCCGAGAAGGCAGAAGTGTTGCTGTTTGCTTACGCGCTGGACAATGGCCCTGTGTATGTATGGGATGTCGCCAGCGGCGAAAAAATGCCGGACGACCTGCACTGGGCCTTGATCGACAAAAACGTCTTACTCTGCGCCCACAATAGCCACTTTGACCGCACCGTGCTGCGCCACGCCATGCCCGGCTACCCGCTGGCGCTGCCGCGCTGGCGCGACACGATGGTCAAAGCGCTGGCGCATTCCCTGCCTGGCTCGTTGGGCGACTTGTGCGACATCCTCAAGGTTCCGACTGACAAGGCCAAGGCCAAGGACGGCCGCCAGCTAATCATGCTGTTCTGCAAGCCGCGCCCGGCCACCAGCAAGCTGCGCCGGGCCACGCGCGAAACGCACTCCGCCCAGTGGGCCAAATTCGTGGAGTACGCCGGTCTCGACATCGAAGCCATGCGCGCCGTAGACAAAAAGCTGCCGACCTGGAATTACCGGGGCACTGAGTTGGCGCTGTGGCACATCGACCAGACCATCAATGACCGGGGCGTCATGGTCGATACCGACCTCGCCCACGCTGCCATCCGCGCCGTGGAGCGTGAGCAGAAGGTACTTGCGGCTCGTACCAGCGACATCACCCAGGGCGCGGTGCAAGCGGCCACCCAGCGCGATGCGCTGCTGCGCCACCTGGTCGCCGCCTACGGCATCGACCTGCCGGACATGCAGCAGTCCACATTGGAGCGGCGCATGGCAGATCCCGATCTGCCGGTCGAACTGCGCGAACTGTTGGGTATCCGGTTGCAAGCCAGCGCCACCAGCACCAGCAAGTACAAGACCCTCGCCAAGGCAGTGAGCAGCGACGGACGTCTACGCGGCACGCTGCAATTCAACGGAGCCAGCCGCACCGGGCGCTGGGCCGGTCGCCTCTTTCAGCCGCAAAACCTGCCGCGGCCTGTGCTCAATCAGGAAGACATCGACCAGGGCATCGAAGCCATGAAAGCGGGTTGCGCCGATTTGCTGTACACCAACGTCATGGAACTGGCCAGCAGCGCGATACGCGGCTGCATCGTCGCGCCTGAAGGCAAGAAGCTGGTTGTCGCTGACCTGTCGAATATAGAAGGCCGCATGATTGCATGGCTGGCCGGTGAAGCATGGAAGCTGCAAGCCTTCCGCGATTTCGACGACGGCGCAGGCCCCGACCTCTACAAGCTGGCCTACGCCAAAGCCTTCGCCGTATCGCCCGATTCGGTCGATAAAGACCAGCGACAGATCGGCAAAGTGATGGAGTTGATGCTGGGGTATGAGGGCGGCGTCGGGGCTTTCCTGACCGGAGCCGCTACCTATAGCATTGACCTGGATGCGATGGCGCATGCCGCGTGGCCCAGCATCCCCGCCGACATCATCATCGAAGCCGAGCATTTCCTCGCCTGGCGCACCGAACAGCGCCTCGGTGACTTCGGCCTCAAGGCCAAGACCTTCATTGTCTGCGATGCACTCAAACGCCTGTGGCGTCGCGCGCATCCGGCTATCTCGTCCTTCTGGAAGGACTTGCAGGAAGCCGCTGCGCTCGCCGCCTCAAGGCCAGGCACGACCTACGACTGCCGCATGCTCAAGCTGCGCCGCGACGGCGCGTGGTTGCGCATCCGCCTGCCGTCCGGTCGGTTTCTCTGCTACCCCAGCCCGCAACGGGACGACGCCGGGAAGCTCTCGTTCATGGGCGTCAACCAGTACAGCCGCAAGTGGTCGCGCCTCAAGACCTACGGGGGCAAGTTGGCGGAAAACGTCACCCAGGCCGCAAGCCGCGACGTGCTCGCGGCCAACATGCCCGGCATCGAGGCGGCTGGCTATCAGATCGTGCTGTCGGTGCACGACGAAAACATCACCGAAGCCGACGACCGCGACGAATTCAACGCCGCTCACTTGGCTGGTTTGATGGCTACTAATCCACCCTGGGCCGATGGCCTGCCGCTCGCCGCAGCCGGTTTTGAAGCCTATCGATACCGGAAGGACTGAACCATGAAATTCATTCGCCTCTATCGCCTCTACCGTGGCTATGGCTTTCGTCGTGCGCTGGCCTTCAAACTCGCATGGGGGCGCGGCCATGCGTGAAAGCGACATCGAGAAATACCTCGTCGAGCGTGTCAAGGCGATGGGCGGCGAAGTGCGCAAGGTCAAGTGGATTGGCCGCAACGGCGCACCCGACCGACTGGTCATGCTGCCTGATCGTACGGTGTGGGTCGAGCTCAAGGCCCCCGGCCAAAAGTGCCGACCCCATCAAATCCGCGAACACGAACGGATGCGCCGCATGGGGCAAACCGTTGTCGTAATCGATTCGCTGGAAGGCGTGGGGGATGTGTTGGATGACTTCGAGGTCGTGAAGTGACCCGCCAAGCCTTCACCCCCCGCGCGTATCAGCAACATGTGATCGACCACGTGCTCGACGTGCCGCGCAATGCGGTGTGGGCTGGCATGGGCATGGGCAAGACGGTATCGGCGCTCACCGCGCTGGACATCCTCGAACTCACCGAACCCAGCCCCTCGCTGGTGCTGGCCCCCTTGCGCGTAGCCGCAAGCACTTGGCCGGACGAGGCGACGAAGTGGGCGCACCTGCACAACGTCGAGGTGTCGGCTGTCGTTGGCACGCCTGAAGAACGACGCGCCGCGCTCAAGCGACAGGCCAGCGTGTTCACCATCAACTACGACAACCTGCCGTGGCTGGTTGAGCACTACGGCGACAAGTGGCCGTTTCGTAAAGTCATAGCCGACGAGTCCACCCGGCTTAAGTCCTTTCGCCTGCGCCAAGGTGGCAAGCGCGCGCACGCGCTCGCTCGTGTCGCGCATTGCAAGGTTGACCGCTTCATCGAGCTGACCGGCACGCCCAGCCCCAACGGCTTGCAGGACTTGTGGGGGCAACTATGGTTTCTTGACCGTGGCGAACGCCTGGGCCGCAGCTTCGAGGCATTCAAGTCGCGATGGTTCCAGACCATTCAAATGGGCAGCGACCGCCACGCCGTGCGGCTGGAACCGCTGCCCTTTGCCCAGCAGCAGATCGAGGACAGGCTGCGCGATCTGTGCCTGTCGCTGGACGCCCGCGACTACTTCGACATCCGCGAACCCATCGCCCGCGTGGTGCGCGTCGAGCTGCCGGTCAGAGCCAGACGCCTGTACCGCGACATGGAGCGCGAGGCGTTCCTTGCGCTAGCATGCGGCACCGAAATCGAAGCATTCAACGCCGCCAGCAAGACCATCAAGTGCCTGCAACTGGCCAACGGCGCGATCTATACCGACGACACGGCGAGCGCCTGGGTTGATGTGCACGATGCCAAACTGCAGGCCCTCGAATCCATCGTCGCCGAGGCGGCCGGTATGCCGGTGCTGGTGGCGTACCACTTCAAGTCTGACCTTGCACGCCTGCAACGTGTCTTCCCTCAAGGCCGCGCGCTCGACCAGCATCCGCAGACTATCCGCGACTGGAACGCGGGAAAAATTCCGCTCTTGTTCGCCCACCCAGCCAGCGCCGGTCACGGGCTGAACCTGCAAGACGGCGGCAACATCCTGGCCTTCTTCGGCCACTGGTGGGACTTGGAACAGTACCAGCAAATCATCGAACGTATTGGCCCGACGCGCCAAGCGCAGGCCGGGCACGACCGCCCAGTGTTCATCTACCACATTGTCGCCACCGACACGATGGACGAATTGGTCATGGCACGGCGCGAATCAAAGCGCGAGGTGCAGGACCTGTTACTCGAAGCGATGAAAAGGAGCAAAACGTGACCACGCAAGCCCATGCACTCGACCACCAGGAAGGCGGCGGCCACTACAAGGACATGCCCATCCAGCCGGTCGAATTCATCCACAGGAACGGCATCGGCTACTTCGAGGGCAACGTCATCAAGTACGTGAGCCGGTGGCGCAAGAAGAACGGCGTCGAGGACTTGAAAAAAGCCCGGCACTACATCGACCTGCTGATCGAGCTCGAAGGGGGCGGACGTAACTATCTAAATCTTTTTCCGACTGCTGCGGTTCAAAAGCAACAGGATAGGAGCGCGGCATGAACCCCGGCCACGCCTATGGTCAGAAAAACGACCGCACCAGTAGCGCAATGACGCCGCCCAGCACAATGCGCACCGTCCAGCGCAAATTGTCAAAATCCTTGCGCACCAAGGCAATGTCATTGCGCAGCTTCAACTCAAGCTCGCGCAAATCGCCCTTGGTAGCTACGTCTTGCGTGTCCAGCGCCGCGCGCAACGCTTCAGCTTGCGCCTCGGCTTGCTTTTCGGGCACGTCTGCTTCTTTTAAGCGCTTGACGTATGCGAGCGTATCGAATGACGACGTAGTGAAAGCTGACATGGGCCTGGCTCCAAAGGTTGGCCGCAGTGTAGCACTTGCCCTCTACACCCGCCCGGCCTGCGTCACCGCGCGTAAAACCGCATTCATCCGTGTCTGCCAGCCCGCTCCCTGGGCGCGATACCACGCCAGTACATCCGCATCCACGCGCAACGAGATTTGTTCCTTGCGCTTCGGTAGCGGCAGCCCGCGATGTGCCACAGCATTGACCCAATCTTGCGCCGTAGTGGCCGGTGCATCCGCAGTGAAATTCACATCTTTGTCGGACATTGCGGACAGCCGCGCCCAATCTGTATTGTCAGCGTTTACGGTAGCGCTGGAACCATGCTTTTTCTTCATGGGAAACCGCCTTTCTGGCCGAAATCAGGTGAGCAATGTCGCCGTGTTCGCCGCGCGGTGTCCACACCACGAACAGGACAACGCCGTTGAACAATCCGACGCTCTGCAATCGCAACTCGCCATAGCCCTCGCGGGCATCTTCGCGCGTGAGCAAATCGCCAAGGAAAAAAAAAAACCATCGAGATCAGCAAAGTCGATACCGTGATCGGCCAGATTCTGCGCCCGTTTGGTTTCGTCCCATGTGTTCATGAATCAAATTGTATATGCAAAACGCATATGCATCAAGGTTTGCTATGTGCGCCACGCTGCAACAAAAGCGCAAGCTGATCCACTGGCCAGAAGTCCTCAAGGCGCTGCCACAAATCGACGATGAAGGAGACGTGCCATGAACGAAGAAATTGCCATCAGCCTGAAGGAGGCCGCGCGTCGTCTGGGCGTGTCGTATCAGACGGTCTTTCACCGCCGCCAGCAGATTGGCTTTCGACTGCCAAACTGCCGCAAGTGGTTGATCTGGCCGTCGAAGCTTGCGGAACTGTCACAACCACGGTACAACGTCATCCGGCTGACGCTGCATGACGACACGGGAGTTTCATCATGTCGATCAAACAGCGTAACGGAACCTGGTGGATTGATCTGCGCACGCCAGGCGGAGAAAGAATTAGACGCTCTACTGGCACGTCCACCCGGAAGGCCGCACAGGAATACCACGACCGTCTGAAAGCGGACTTGTGGCGCGTTGCCAAACTGGGCGAGACGCCGCAGTACACGTTTGAACAAGCGGCGGTGCGGTTCTTGCGTGAATACGAAGGGCGTAAAAGCTACGCCACGCACAAGCGACATATTGTGTACTGGCGTGATCAGTTGGCAGGGCGCACCATCGCTTCTTTAACAACGAACGACATCAAGGACGCGCTGCCCACGCACGTCGTGCACAAGCACCAGGCAACGCGCAAGGTGAAACCCGCCACGCGCAATCGCCATCTGTCCACAATCAGGCGCATGCTCAATCTGTGCCGCGAGTGGGGTTGGATCAATAGTGTTCCGATCCTGCGTGCAGAAAAGGAACCCAAGGTGCGCATCCGTTGGCTCACCCAGGACGAAGCGCGCCGTCTGCTGACCGCCATCCCGAAAGACTGGATGCGCGACGTGGCAGCATTCGCGTTGTCCACGGGTATGCGTGCCGGGGAGATCCTGAAACTGCAATGGGAAAACGTAGACCTGTCGCGCAGTATGGCATGGGTGACGGCAGATAACGCCAAGTCAGGCAGGGCGCGCGGCGTGCCGTTGAACACAGAAGCCGTGCAGGTTATCCGGCGACGAATCGGCTTGCATCCGCATCACGTGTTCGCGTGCAACGACAAGCCAGCAAAACAAGTCAACGCGAAGATGTTTGCCCGCGCGTGTGAGCGTGCAGGGATCGAGAACTTCCGCTTTCACGACCTGCGCCACACGTGGGCAAGCTGGCACGTTCAAGCCGGAACGCCGCTGTTCGCACTCAAAGAACTTGGCGGATGGGAGACCTTGGAAATGGTGAAAAAGTACGCCCACATGGACAGCGGCACACTGGCGCAGTTCGCAAATGTGGTCACGTTTTGGTCACACGACACCGGGAAGGAAGAAGTTCAACCGCCCGTTGTCGCTCTAACTCACTGA